GTCTGATGAACTGCGGGCTGCGGTTAATTCAAGTGGGAATCTCTACAAACACGACCTCCCCGACGACGACATAGCGCGGTATCTGGATTGGGATGCGCCGTTAAGCAAGCAGCCTGAAAGTGTGCGGGCTGCTGTTGCTAAATTGCAGGGCCGCGAGCCGAATGGAATACAAAAAATTACCGATGAAACTATGGGCGGTGATATTGCATCTATAGCCCGATGGATAACCGACGACACGCAGGGCCGCGAGCCGAGGCACAGCTATGAAGTGTTGAATGCCCGAGGACAAGCGGTCAAGGATCGTGAGGGAAGTTATGGAAGTCCACAGTTAGCGGCTGAAAATCTAGGCCGCGCTGGCATCCCCGGCCTAAAATACTATGACGAGATGAGTCGGATTCTTGCCCGCTCAAACCCGTCCCGCAACTACGTTACATGGGATCAGGACGTGCTTGACCGCATGAGACTGCTGGAGCGTGACGGGGAAAGAATGTTTGCAGGTCGCAATGCGGCTACTGCGGAGGAATGACATGCTTATTTATGGACCCTCACAAGAAGACATTCTTAAAGCTAGACTTAGATTAGTACTGGGTGACAGGTAACAATAAATGACTGAGAAGAAACCCGACCTTTCCGACCAGGAGATGACAACGTCTGAATTTCTAATAAAAAATTCCGACGCTTACCAGTTGCATGGTCGTGTGGACCCCTCGCGGGACCGCCGTTCCCTAACCGCAGGGATGGCCATTATTCCCACCAACTCCAACCTGCCCGAGGCCTCCATTTCAGCCACGGGCGGTGGGTCGGGACCCGAATCCGCTAGCCTCTCTGTAGGGTCGGACCTTCTCCGGCATTCAAGGCGCTGGGACTACCTACCTAAAGGTCTAAGCACCATGGACACTGTTGAAGGGGCGCTCGGACCTGTTCGAGCGCACTACCAGAAGTCTTTGCAGCCCGGTAATCAGGGTTCACGGACCACGGATTATGGAGCAAGTCTGAATCTAGGCCCGGTAGACCTCTTTGGACAGCGCAGCACGTCCAGTCGGGATGTCGTGGATCCTCGCGATGCGCAGTACTTTAAGAACACTCGCTTTGACCAGAAAACAGACACCTTCGGGGCCCGTGGTTCGTTGCCCGTGGGCTCGGGTACGTTAACCGGTGACGTAAGCCGCCAGTATGGAACAAGCCGGTCCCCGCAGCGCATTGGTCAGGATGCACGGCCCATGGTCCGCAACCCCCACGTAACAAACTATGGGTTAGGTTGGAAGGGTCCAGTGGGTCAGGGCATCCTTAATATTCACGGCGGTGCTCGGCACGTCCGCGGCGTAGGGGTGGAACCTTCTGTGGAGGCTGAATGGAAATATAAAGATCCGTTCGGGTTGGGCGGCCAGTTCCGTGCAAGGGGCTCACTTGTTAAGCCGCTAGATTCCGACCAAAATACTGCCACTGAAGGCTTGTTCCGGTATACACTACCATTTTGAGGTATCAGATAATGCCGTTATTAGCCCTATTGTTTGCGACATTTGTCTTCAGTTCATCGGCGCAGGCTGGTGTGACGGTGTGTCAGGGCAAGTACGCGCTTTGTGCGGCTTCGACGTGTCAGCCGACGGGGAAGATGATTTCCGCGAATGACGGCAACACGTACCCGGAAGTTGTCTGCAAATGTCCGATCCTAGACGGAGAATCTATTGCGGACACTAGCATGGGGAACATGCAGGGGTCGTGCGCCCCGACGGACAGCGAGCATGTGTGGAGTTTGTTCGCCCCCAAAAAGTACTATCCGCAAGAGGCGAGCGGATTCAGCAAGCTCCCCGAGAATATGGAAGCCGTGGTGCAGAAATGCGACGCAAGTTTAAATCAGGGATACGAAGCCAGCAACTGCTTTAGTTTCAACTGCAAGATCGGGTCCGGTGATGTTGCGGCTTGTCGTTGCCCAATGGGGCAGGTTCCGGCGAATACGACCTTCTTGACGGAAGCCGGGCAGGGTAATCCGGAGGCTTGCTATCAGCACCCGGTGAGTTTGCCTATCCAACAGTAGCGGCCCGCTCGATGAGGAAAGAGCAAAAAGTCTTTCCCGCCCGGCTGAATGCGGATAAGATATGGGGCGCGAAAGCATTAAAAAGGAAGAAATACAATGCCTAATGTAATGGGACGCGAATTCCCGTATACGCCGCAGGGTATGGCGGCGGCGCAGCAGTACAGCCAAGCACTTGGTATGCGGGACGGCGGGTCTCTGGGCTTCCGACCTGTTGGAATGCAGAAGGGCGGCCCTATTGGGGATGCCGCTAATGCCAATAGGGAAACCTATCTTCTTTTTAAGGGGGCCTTGACGAGGTCGTTGACTCCGGCGGAATGGAACAAGTTCCTCTATGATAATATGGGTCCTCTTAAAGCCATGGCGGAAGAGAATTCCGCCCGCGCCGCGCAGCTTTCTGACGTGATGGAGCGGTCGGGGTTTGAGAGTTACATGCGTTCTCTTATGCAGGGTGCCGATCAGGCACCTCCGCAACAGATCCCTCAGCTACAAGCACCTCAGCTACAAGCACCTCCGCTACAAGCACCTCCGCTACAAGCACCTCCGCAACAGGCACCTCCGCTACAAGCACCTCCGCCTCTGCCCCCGTCGCTCCGGTCACCAGCCGCTCAGCTACAGGGACCTCCGCAACAGATCCCTCAGCTACAGAAAATTCCAGGGTTGTCTCCCGGTACAATCGAGTATTCCCCGCCGCAGGATATGCAGGATCTTCAGGGATATGATCCCAGTACAACCGAGTACTCCCCACCGATGATGAACCGTGGTGGCATAATGAGTTTGAGAGGCTACTAGAATGGCCCGAAACCCCCTTCCTCGCAGCAATTTCGGAACGGCGTCCCTTGTAGAGCGTCGGAATGACATCCCACCAGTAGACTTGGGGGAAGGTCCCGACGCCGAGATTTCACTGGATGATGGAACGCTGTTCGAGTCACCCGGCCTTAATATCGAACTTGAGGACGACGGTGGCGTCGTCGTAGATTTTAACCCGGTCGCGGATCGTTCGGAAGAGGGTGGGTTTTACGACAATCTCGTGGAGGATGTAGAAGACCGCGTTGCGTCGCGCATTGCTTCAGATCTGCTGGAGCAGTACGAGGCCAACAAAGATGGCCGCAAAGACTGGGCGGATACTTACCGCACGGGCCTTGAGCTTCTCGGGTTTAAATATGAAGAACGCTCGGAACCTTTCCGCGGAGCTACGGGTGTAACCCATCCCCTTCTCGCGGAAGCCGTGACACAGTTTCAGGCGCAGGCTTTTGGTGAGCTTCTCCCTGCCGGAGGCCCTGTGAACACGCAGGTTCTTGGTAAGGTTACTCCAGAAATTGAGGAGCAGGCCGAGCGCGTCCGCATGTATATGAACTATCAGATAACCTCTGTGATGAAGGAGTACACTCCCGAGTTTGATCAGATGTTGTTTTACCTCCCCCTTGCAGGTTCGACCTTCAAAAAGGTCTACTACGATGAGTTTCTTGGCAGGGCTGTCAGTAAATTCGTCCCTGCGGAACAACTCGTCGTTCCATACACTGCCACTGATTTAGAGACGGCAGAGAACGTCACGCATGTAATTCAGATCTCCGAGAACGAGCTTCGCAAGAAGCAGGTTGGCGGCTTTTACGCAGACATAGAGATTTCCGCATCCCAGGCAGACCCCTCCGAAGTCCGCGAGGAGATGGACGACATCTCAGGGATCGAGCCAAGCCGGTTGGATACAGATATAACGCTTCTGGAATGCCACGTGGATTTAGACCTTGAGGGGTTTGAGGACATGGGCAAAGACGGAGAGCCTACGGGAATTAAACTTCCGTATGTTGTCACGGTGTCTGAGGACAGCGGAAAGGTTATGAGTATTCGGCGCAACTACACCCCTGACGATGAAAACCGCAAGAAAAACCAGTACTTCGTTCACTTCAAGTTCCTTCCAGGTTTCGGATTCTATGGCCTTGGCCTGATCCACATGATTGGCGGCCTAAGCCGCACGGCCACCGCAGCACTGCGCCAGCTTATTGACGCGGGGACCCTGTCCAATCTTCCGGCAGGATTTAAGACTCGCGGCCTTCGCATTCGTAACGATGACGAGCCTCTATCGCCGGGTGAGTTCCGGGATGTCGATTCCCCCGGTGGCGCTATCCGGGATTCCTTGATGCTGCTTCCTTACAAGGGCGCGGATCAGACGCTATTTCAGTTGATGGGTTTCTGCGTGGAGGCGGGTCAGCGGTTTGCTGCGGTTTCCAATTTGCAGGTCGGCGACGGCAATCAGCAGGCTGCTGTTGGTACGACCATCGCCATGCTGGAACAGGGCGCGAAGGTAATGTCCGCCATTCACAAGCGGCTGCATTATGCCCAGAAAGACGAGTTTTCACTTCTTGCGAAGGTGTTCGGGGAATCCCTGCCACCGGAGTATCCCTATAACGTCGTAGGCGCGGAACGCACTGTAAAAGCGGAGGACTTTGATGATCGGGTTGATGTTATCCCAGTGTCGGATCCGAACATTTTCTCCATGTCGCAAAGGGTCACCCTCGCGCAAACAGAGTTGCAGTTGGCGCAGGCGGCCCCGGAACTTCATAATATGTATGAAGCGTTCCGTCGGATGTATACAGCGATTGGCGTTAAAGACGTAGACTCGATTTTAAAGGCTGTTAGTCAGGAGGAGGGGTCGCCGAAGGATCCGGCGATTGAGAACTCCGAGGCCCTTGAAAATGTAACCTTGAAAGCGTTCCAAGGTCAAAATCACAAGGCTCATATCACGGCGCATCTCGTGTTTGGTTCTTCGCCTATGATAGGCCAACTGCCTTCTGTTGCGATGTCTTTGCAGAAACATATTATGGAGCATGTATCCATTCAGTCTAAGGAACAAGTTGCGGCTCAAGTGATTCAACAGCTTCAGGGACAAGCCCCTACAGAAGAGGAGGCCTTGGAAATAGAATCCATGGTCGCCGAGTTTATCGCGAATGGCATGCAAGAAGTAAAAGCCATGAGCGCCAAAATAAGCGGCGAAGGTGAAGAGCAAGACCCCCTTATTGCTCTGAAGAAACAGGATCTGGATATGCGGGCCAGACAGGATTCGGCGGAAAATCAGCAGGATCAACAGAGACTTGCGCTAGACCAGCAGAAGGCTCAACAGAACGCGCAGCTTGGCGCGCAGAGAATACAGTCACAGGAAGGAATTGTGGCTGCCCGTATCAAGGCCGCGGGCGAGCGCGAGACGATGAAACAGAGAAATCAGTAGGAGAAGAACCCATGAAAGACAAGAAAAACTCGGTCGGCGTTGCCCGAAAAGGTATCGTAGTAAAGGACCAGGGATAAGTCCCCTACAATGACGGGAAGGTTGAAAAGACCCCGGATGTTTCG